CTGAGCGAGGGTCATGTCGGCCTCGTTGACGGCCGCGCCGGTGATGCCGTCGCCAGCCCGGACCGGCACGATGAACTGGCCGGGCGTGGCGCCTTGCAGGTTCACCGGCACCTGGCCTGCGAATGCGATGCGGTCGACGGTCTGGCGGGCCGTCTCGAGCGCCTCATCAAATTCTTGCTGCTCTACCAGGACTGCGGACAGCGCAGCTTCAAATTCCTCTTGCACTTCTCGGTAGGCGGCCTGCGCTTGTGCCCACTGCGCGTCGGTATCGCCATCCTGCCGCACCGGTACTGTGGGCGCCACGGGCGTTTGCGGGCGCGCGCCAAGGTTCGCCGCCCAGGTGTCGCCTCCTACCATGCAAGGGCTGGTGGATTTCACCGCGAACGAGATAGCCAATTCCCATTCGTCAGTGAGATGGCCGTCTGCGGCGATGCCGATGATCTGACCAGGCGCCACCGTACCGCAGTTGGCTGATTTCGCCATGTACTCGGCGTAATCGGCGCCACCGGCGTTGAGCGTTCCGGCGGCATTCAGGCTGCGGCCGTTGCCCGTGTTCACCGCTAGGTTCAACGCCGTGCCGTTCGAGCTGCCGTAGGCTCCGGAGCAGACCGCGAAATACGCGCTATTGGCTGCCCGCAACTTCACGACGCCCTGTTGCTCGGTATTTTCGACCCCAGCATAGATAACACCTGGGGCAGTAAAGCTGGTCCCCACGCGAACGGTCCCGTCCCCCTGAATTGCGAGCAGGGTGGGGGTGTATTGTGCCGACTCGGTGTCATAGGCCTTAATTTCAAGGCGGTAGCCTTCCTTTTGGGCAGAGCCATTCCCTTGACTGGTTAAAAAACTCCAGCATCCTGCCCAGTTGGCGGGGGTCTGCGTTACGCCCAGGCGAAACGGTTCGGACGTCGTTCCGGCAGCAGCGTTTGAAGTAGCTGGAGGCGCAGTCAAGAAACTCGCAGAAATGCCGGTGCCCAGGAACAGGGTGCCGGACATACGCCCGCCAGTCAGCGGCACCGCGTTATAAGGGCCGGCCGCGAACGCATCCCACATCTGGTTCAGCACCTCGATAAAGTTGAGCATGCCCGCTTTGAATTTGTTTGCCATTATTAATACCCTTCGATTTGGAGTGGAGCGGAATAAATGCTGAAACTCGTTGCGCTGATGGCGTCGATGTTGGCGATGCGGCCGTAGACCATGTGCTGCTGCTCGATAACCGGGTCAGCGTTTTCGGGGAACAGGCTGCACAGCAGCGGGCGAACCGTGCCGCACTCGTCCACGATGCGGGCCAGCCGCGCGCGGTCGGCGGACGTCAGAAACTCCAGGTTGATGTTGAGCAGCTTGTGGCGTGTCCCGACGTTGGTTTTCGCTTCGCCGGCGGCCGTGCGGTACCCCTCGCTGGTATCCACCTGAGTCAGGCTGGCGCCGTAGCTCGCGTTGTATTCCGGCGCCCAATACATGCCGGCGACCAGGCGCGACACTTCGAGGTAGCCGTCAGAGTTGTCGACCGACGAAAGGTCGATGACCAGCTGACGAACGCTGACCGGCTCGAACCAGGCCACGCCATCCGAGCCGCCGCCGCGCGCCCAGGTGTTCACACCGCCCCATTTATAGCCGTTCCAGCCCAGCGGCAGGTAGCCGAACGGAGAAGCGCCCAGCGGCGCCTCCGGGCATGGCAGCATCACGCCAGTGTCGATCACTGGCACCGCGTCGCCCAACCGCTCATAGCCTCGCACGCGCATGCGCGCCGAGCTGTTCATGTTCGAGCGGATCGGCGCCACGCACGCGATCAGCTCTTGCGTCGGCCACGTGGCCGTGATCGTCACGCTGGTACCGGTGGCGCGCAGCACTGCAGACCGTTCGTCGCGCTGCAGGTTACCCGCGCCCAGCGCGCCGGCTTGGCTCGATGCCGTCAGCACCGCGCGGTCGATGACGTTGTCGTGCACGATTCGTAAATTGTTCATTGAAACCCTACGGTAAAAATTGGCCGTCGATTACGAAAAACGGCGATGGGTCCGTGATGGTGGATCCAGGCGGCGGACTACCGGCCATCGCGCCGGATCGATAAATCAGCCCGGGCGAATAGGCGACGGTGTTGTCGGCCGCGCGCAGCAAGAATTGGCGCCGGTCGGCTTTGAAATAACTCACCTCATCGCTCTCGTACTGCACGTCGTAATACGGGCTGCTGCCGATGGCGACCGGGCGAACGATGGCCGGCAACTGGGCAGGAGTGGTCAAGTCGCCAGCAGCCAATGGCAGCGTGATGTTGGGCACCGAAAAATCGTGCGACAGCACACCGCTGCTGTTACGCAGGCGCAGGCCACGCCCCGCGCCGACCGTATCGGGGGCCAGGGTGGAAAACGCCCACACGTCCACGGCAAACTGCTGGTCGAATCCGCGTCCATCGGGATTCGCGCCGCAGTAGACGCTGAGCGTATTAACGCCATTTGCGTAGCCGACACTGACCACGCCTACCCGGCGCCCCACCGGCAAATCGAACGCCCACAGGATTGGCTTGCTCGAATCGAACCGATGTGACGAATAGCCGGCGGTACGGGAGCCGTCCGAGGCGGATACCGGCTGCACCAACTGGGTCAGTGTTGCCCGGCCAATGCACTGCGTGCCCAGGGAGTCGCGGTGTACCACAAGCTCGCCCTGCGGGTTGCGGAGAATGAATCCTTGGCTCATTTCAGGTAGACCCCCACTGTGTAGGTTGCGCCGACCGACATAGCCACGGCCGGGAAAATAAATCGGGGATAACCCATGGCTTCGTCATATAGCCAGTTACTGTGCATCGAGCCATCGCTGTACACGACGATGGGCGTACCGCCGCGCGGCATGTAAGGGAACGACAGCACGGTCTGGGCGCCAGGCACGCGAAACATGCCGAGGCAGACGCCGCCGGCGGCGCGCCGCGAGTCGAACACCACCACTGCGCCGCGTCGTATTTTCAGGCCACGGTCGGTCACAGGTACTCCCCAATTTCGATGTACGGGAGTGCGTTGACGCCATCGTAGTAGTACTCCCCGTTTGGCCGTTTGTCATAGCCTGCAGCGTTGATGTCCGCTAGGCGCGCAGGGCTACGGATCAAGCCAAACGAACCGATGACGCCATTCAGCACACCGGAAAATGTTGCGACGCCGTCCACCACAGTGAGCCCCGGCGCGAAAATCTCGCCAGCGGCCGTTACCTGAAAATATTTCCCGCTGGCCAGGCGCCCGAACAGCATGCCCTCCGGACCGACGTAGTAGCCTCCGCCGCTGGACGGCCACGCGTACTGCGTGAACGAGCCCCCTGCGATGTTGCCGCGCAGGCGCACGCTGTTGGCGTAGAAATCTCCGCTGCGCTGCAAATACCACCCGCTACCATTGGCGCCGGGCGTCCAGTTGCTGGACCAAATGTCGCCGCCGATTTTTGCGTTGGTAATCGAGGCGTTCTGGATGAACGCATCGGCTATGTAGACGCCGATGGGAATGGTGACGCCGCCGACCATAGTTTCCGTGGTGCGCACGATGAACGGCACCGCAGACGGCACGGCGCTGCCAGCCGGGCCGGCGATGAAAAATGAAGTGGCGCGCACGCCAAAATCGATGCGCCCGCCGCCGCCGATCAACTCAAATCCCCCGGCCACGCCATCAGCGTCGAGTTGCACGGCATACCGGGCACGCGCACCATCCAGCGCGCTGGCCGTGGCGTCGGCCAACACCTTCACGGCTGCGTATTTATCGATCAGGCCCGTAATCGGGTCGTTGAGAATCGCCTGGGCCTGCTGGACGAAGCCGGCCGCCGCCTGCGCGCTACCAGCGGCGTTGCCGGCTGCGCTAGATGCTGATTGACTGCTTTGCACAGCCGCGCCGGCGCTCTGCCCGGCAGAGGTAGCTGCCTGTGTTGCAACTCCAGACGCACTACTGGCCGACGCAGCCGAGCCTTTAGCATCGGTCGCAGATTGCGCCGCTTGCAATGCCGAGACGGAAGCAGCGACAGTGTCGCCCACGGCCAGCTTCAGCTCATCGATTAGGTCAATTTTCCCGCCCAGGTCGGCGAACAATTGGGACCGAGTGATCTCTCCGGTCAGCACCTGCAGCAGGTGCTCGACCTCGACGGCCGAAGCTCCGACCGTGCCGGTGCTGTTGTTGTACGGGCCGGGAATCGCCGCGCGCGACACGTATCGGATCCAGTAGTAGCGCGTGATGCCTGGGCCAACCGGATCGGTGAACTCGCGCCCATCAGCCCGTCCGACCGGCGCTGCCTGGGCGATATCGTTGACGGCGGCCCGCCAGATTTCGGTGTAGTCCAAGTTCGCGTAATTGGCCGGCGGGGCACCCCAGTTCAGCCGAATCGCGGCCGGCTGGCCGGTGGTGGCCAGGCCGAGGGGCGCCGGTGGCGGGCGCAGGTCCAGCGCCTGCTGTTTCGACACACTCTGGCGCGCGGTGTAGGTCAGGCCGTCGATCACGGTGGTCGCAGTGACTGTCACCACGCTGACGTCCATATCCTCGAATTTCAGCACCGCATCACCGTTGGCCACGGCAAGTGGTACAGCCGGCGAACTATAAAACGTGATCTCGCCCACCGCGCCCAGCATCAGCGCCGAGAACGTGATCGACGCCGGCGATGGCGCACCGGCCACCGACACCTCAAACATCGTCGCGCTGGGTGTGAGCAGCAGCGCGCGGTCGATGGGCGCGGCGTAGCGCGGCACGGTGTTCATGATGAGGGTATCGCGCTCGCCTACGATTAATGTCATACCAATACTCCTACGGTAGCTCGACCGGTGATCCAGTTCCGCTGCATCATTACCACCACGCCTGGCGCGCCGGCGGCCAAGCCCCAGCGCTCATCGCGCAGCTCCACCGGCTGGCCCAGTTCCAGCACCATCAGTTCCGGTTCTCCGTCGAACTCATACACAGTGCGCGGCACGCTGCGCAACGCCAGGCGTCTTTCTGCCTCGGCGCGCGCGTCGGCGCGCGTTTTCAGGCACGTTTCGATCTGCACTGGGTCGTCGGTCAGGCGGTAACGCGCCTGCACGGCCTCGTCCACGACCGTCTCGGTCAGCCACTCGGTAGCGTACAGGTCTGCATGCGCCGGCGGGATGCTGGTGGTCAGCGCGGCCTGGACGGTCCAGTTCCGGTCGAACGCGATTTTTACCGCGGCTACCACCGGCAGGCGCTCGGCTGGATGCAGCGAGTTGGCCAGCATCTGGTTCGCTCCGATCTCCACCGGCACGCCGGGAGCGGGCAACGCAATTTGCACAAGGTGCAGCTGCCCGGTGGCCGACATGATTGCCTGCGCGCCCACGCTGGCCGCCAGCTGCTGTATGGCCACGGCCTGGTTGGTCCGGTCGGCCACGTACAGCCCGACCGGCTGCGGATGCGCGGCATCGAATGCGGCCAGGTGCGCGAGGTCGATATCCGCGTCCGTAAAGCGGTCCGATTCTTTACCGTAGGCCGTGGCGATCCGGCGCACCAGAGGTGCAACGCGAGGCGCATAGCCGCCGCCGCTGTCACCCTGCACACTAGCCGTGATTACCTGCGCCTGCGGGTTCGTCGTCAGTTTGAAGCGCCCGGTAGAGTTACCTACCGTAGCCGCCACCGGCTTGCCATTAGCGCGCACCTCGAACGTGGATTCGACCGCGCCGAGAAATCCATATTCCAGCGCCACCGAGTCGGTGAGTAGCGGCGCCACGTTATGGCACTCGCCGAACGGGATCGGCAGGACCGCGTCCTTGTTGGTCGACGTGCCGCCCAATTTGGTTTCGCTGATCGGCGTGTTCAGTCGCTGCATTTTGTCGCGCAGCACCAGGTTCACTGCGTCGCGGCTTGAACTGCCGACGTCATCGACGATGCCGTCGAACACTAGACGGAAATCCGCGCGCGGCCACGACGGATCACCGGACCAGGCGCGAATACGGCGATTGCGCCACACGTCGCCCAGCCAGCCATCGAGCGCACCGTCGCCGTTATCCAGCTCAATGTCGCCGCTGGACAGCGAGGCATCCCCGATCAGGTTGACCTGCTCGGTGAATGCCAGCCCACCCTTGGCCAGCGGAAGATACGCCGTGTTGGCTGGCGTGTCGCCCGGGCCGGTGACGTACTCGCGAGACGCGATATACCGCGTCACCTCTGCGCCGTCCACGTTCACCTCCGCCTCGATCAGCACCATGCGCACTGCGGCTGGGTGTTTCAGCCAGGCCATGAATTGCTCATCGATCATGCATACTCTCCTTTCACAGTAGACGACCAGGCTGACGCCTTGGCCGATTTCTCGACGCCGGCCACCACAGTGCCGGCGGCCTTGGCGTTCGACTCAGTGGTAGCGCGCACCACGGCGCTGGTCTGGGCCGCCTGGTCAGCACGCAGCCCCTTCACTTCCTCGCGCAGTGCGTTGACCTCCGCAGCCAGCGCATCCGAGCCAGCATTCGACGCAGCCGAGTACCGGCTGTAGTCGACCGCCGGCGCGGCGCTGGCCACCACGGCCGGCACGGCCGGGGCTTCGGTGAACTTCACTCCCAAGCCATTGGCCACGCCCATTGCCACCTGCAACTCGGCGATGGCCTGGGCCACCGTCAGGGTGCCTGCATCAACGCTGTCCTTGAGGGACACCAGCCCGGCCACTTGAGCCGTCAGCGCGTCCAGGCTGGCCTGCTGTACGTCCACCTGCTGGCTTGCCCACTTGGCCGCTTCCTCGTTTGCCGCAACCACGCGCGCATAATCTGCTGCGTACTTGGCATCCGAAGCGTTGACCACCTGGGAGGCGGTCAGGAACGCCTGCTCGGCGGCGGACAGCCCGGCCTGCGCCGTCGTGTCGCCAGAATTTGCTGCTGCCAGGGTCTTCTCGAACTGGGCCAGTGCCTCGGCGTACTTCTGCTCTGGCGTAAGGGTGGACAGGGTGCCCTGCGCCATACTGGCGTTCAGGCCGTTCAGCGTGGTCACCCATGCTTTCGATTTCTCGATCGCAGTTTTGGCTGCAGTGGCTTCCTTGTCGTACGCCGTGGCCAGCGCATCCTTGGCCGATACCACAGCCTTGGCCGCCTGCACCTGGTCGAACAGCGCCTTATTCACGTCCGCGATGCCGGCGCGCTGGATGGCCAGCAGTTCCGCGTCGCTTTTCGTGAGTTCGTTGAGCTGCTGTTGCAGGTCGCGATGCTCACTGGCGATCTCGCTGGCAGTTTTTGCGACTGCTGCGAATTCGCCCGTGGCAGCCGCCAATTCGGCGGCGTAGTCGGCGGCCTGCTTAAATGGCTCTGCAATTGCAATCAGCTGGCCGTACAGCGCCTGGCCGGCCGCCGTGTTCAGGTCCTGCGCCAGCACCAGCGCCTTGAATTGCTCGTTGGTGGTGACGCTCGAATACCCGAGCGCGGTCATTGCAGCGCTGACCGATTTGGTGATCGGCGCCATGCGCTCTGCTTCGCTGAGGAAGTTCTGGGCAAAGTAAGCCGTGCCCGACGTCAGTTTTTCCAGCCCACCGCCTGCCGCAATCAGATCCTGGCTGAGTTTGACCGCTCCGAGGCCGGTCGAATTGAACGATTTACCCAGCACCGCCAGCACGTCATTGACTTGCACCTGTTCATTGGCAACCCGCACCAGCGTTTCCAGATACCCCTCACCTACCTGCTGGAACTGCGCGATGCCTGCTACGCTCCAGCGGGCCATATCGTCGCCCAGTTTCGAGAACACACTCTCAAGCGCCTTCTGCTGCTCCTCTCCCGTCAGGTCTTTCAGGCTGATCTTTCCGAGATCGACAACGAAAGAATTGAGCTGATCGTTAAATGCCGCGCCGTCCAGGCCCAGCACGCCGGCGGCGCCACGAATGGTGTCACCCATGCCGGTGATAATCATCGTGAACTGGTCATTCATCTCATCGGACAAGTTCGCGTACTTGGTGTCGCTCTTGTTGCTGTACGTGACGCCGAACGCCTTTTTCTTTTTCTGCACATCCGCGTAGGCCTGCGCAGTGAAACCGAGATCATCGATCTGGCCCAGCGACATCGCTTTGCCGGTAATTCCTTGATCGATGATCGACGTGGTGGTACCAAACAACTTGCCCAACTGCTTGCCCAGCACCGTACCCAGAACAGCCCCGATGGCAATCCCCAAAGGACCGCCCACAGCCAGCAGGGAGGTACTCATGAAACTGCCCATGCCAACGTAGGCGCCCAGTGCAGCACCGCCCAGGCCACCCGCAGCCATGCCTGCGGCGGTGCCAAGGGAGCCGCCGGGGATGGTCGTTCCGGTCTGGACGCCGGCAGCCGCGCCACCGCCAGCGGCGACAACGCCGCTGCGTGCCAGCAGACCTGCCAGATTGCCAATGCCCGCCACCATCTGTTTCAGCGACAGATCCATCGAGATGGTGTGCGCCAGGCCCAGCCCGGAATTTTTCTCCATGATGGCCAGGCTGTGGGCGATCGATTCGGATTTAGCATTGCTGTCGCCCAGCACGGAGCCGGTGCCCTGGGCCTCCTGCCGCTGCTTGGCGATATTCACGCCACCGCTACCACCGCCGGAGATTGCAACGCCAAGGCCAGCCACCAACGCGGCCATGGCCGCCATACGACCAAATGCGGTGTAAGGGTCGCCCTGGCCCTGACTGAGAACAGCGCTGATGCCTTTCGGTACCAGCTCGGCCAGCGTCATTGCCAACTCTGCCGCGTGGAACACCTGCGACACGGTGGTCAACACCTTGTAGCCCTTGCTCTGCTCACCAAAGAAGCCAGCCGCAGCGCCGGCCATGTCGCCATAACCCTTCAGCTGCTCCTGCGCCTGCAATCGGTTCAGGCGGGTGATATCGCGAGTATATTCCGCCTCATCCTTTTGCCCATTCAGGTAAAGGTCGGCAGCATTGGCACGCTGTTTGGCAAAGTCTTTCTGCCCTTTTGCAAAAGACTGAAATGTGGTGTTCAACTTAACCAGCGCACTACCAGCGCCGCCAAATGCATCACGCAGCGCATCCCCGAAAGCCTGGGCCTTGTTCGGGTCAAGGAAGTCGGCCAACTGCTTCTTCATCGCACCAGCCTGCTGCAATTCGAATAATTCGCGCATCGCTGCGGCGCTCTGGCGCAAAGAAGCAGCTTCGCCCTCACGGCCAGCGATTGTGTCGAGAATTCGAGCGTCGAGCTCCTGGCGCAAGGCTACTTCTTCAACCAGATTGCGGTTGTATATAACGGCCTGCTCGGCAGTCATGCCAATAACTGCATTGGCGTCACGTTGCGCTTGGACCTGGGATTCCAGAGACTGGGCCTGTGCAAATCGTGCCTCGCTCAATTTATCCAACGCTTCTAGCGCAGCGCGGCTGTCAGCGATTTCCATTGCAGAGACTTCTTTGGACAATTCGGCGCGGCGCGTGAGAATTTCTTGGTCGGCCTTGGAGATCTGTCCACGTAAGGCGGCAAGTTTTTCCTGCTGTGCGCCCTGCTGATCTGCGGAAACGGTTTCGGTGGCGGTGATCGACAGGCGCTGCTGGGCGCGGGACCTCTCGCGCTGAATCGCCTCTTCGTCCATTTTAGCTACTGTCTCGGCGTAGGCAATACGCTTGTCCAATGCCAGCACGCCACCGGTCTGCTGCTGCATATCAAGGGCGATACGAGCGCGTTTAGCCACTTCCTCTTGCACTTCACCCAGACGCTGCACTGCGCCGATTTGCAGGGCAATACCCGCGTTGTTGACGTCGACGTACTTTGCTTTAATTTGAGCAATCCGTTCCTGAATCGCTTTTTCGGTGACAACCGCGTTCTCACCAGGCGCGGCGGCAGCCGTCCGCAGAGTGCGAGCTTTCTCAATCTCGCGGTTCATCTGCTCCTCACGAGTCAGATACTTATCCTTTTGCTCCTCAAACTCAATTCGAGCCTTTTCGCGACGTTGATCTTTCCCATCTTGTTCGGCCTTAAGTGCAGCGACTTTTCGCTGATTAAGCAAGCTATCACGGTCGCGCTCGGCAGCGTCAAGCGCATCCCTCTTTTCTGCATCGCTGCCGGCGAACGAAAAGAATGCAAGCTTCGCTTTTTTCACGCGGTCCTCTGCCTTCTTGACCTTTTCATCAAGGGAGTCTTCGCGGCCAACGTCCAGCATCTTGTCCCACGCCCACTTAGCAGCAGCGGCCGTAGCATTCCAGGCGCGAGACAACGAGCCAAGCGACGCCTCAACGTCCTTGGCCTTCTTCTCCATGGCGGCACCATAGGCCTCCTGTGCTACTTTGGCGGCCTCGAGTACGCGCCCTTCGTTCTCCAGCGCCTTGATTTGCTGATACGTGGAGAGTGTGAGGTAGCCGTACTGCTCGCCCAACTTGAGCGTCGCCTTCAGTGGATCTGCACCCAAGTCGCCATACGCCTTGACGGTATTTTCGACCTCGATGCCGAGGAACTTCTGGGACCGAATGGCCGCCACCGACGCCGCAACCAACTGGTCCGCACCCACTTTTCCGGTTCCGACCAGCTGCGCAAGTACCTCGGCGTTCTTGCCTTGCGTGCCGGCCGCCTCGGATGCTGCCTTTGCCATGTCACCAAGCTGGCCAGCGGTTACACCGGCCGTGTTGCCTGTCATTGCGATCGACAGGGCAAACGCCTTGGCCTCGGCCTGCCCTTGGTAGTAGGCAACGGCAAGTGCGGCAGCGGCGGCCGCCGCGACAGTGTACGGGTTGATCAGGCCGAGGATGTAGCCGCCCAGCGCTTTCACCGCATTGCCGGCGCCGCCGAACATATCCTTCAGCTGTCCACCTTGTTGCAGCAACACGGTCAGTGGTGCCTGGCCGCCCTGCAGGCTGACGATGATGTCGGTGAACTGCGCGGGAACGCCGCGCAAGGCCGCTGCATTGGCGCGCGCGGACATGCCGGCGTTATTCAGACCTTGCTCTGCCTCGCGCAATTTCTGGATGAATGGCGCAGATTGCGTGGCCACGCCCATTTGCGCAGCCTGAAGCTCCAGCAACTCCACGCGAGTCTTGCCGATTGCGGCCGCTTGCTGCTGGAGGCTGGCCACGAACGAATCCTTACCCGACTGCACCTGGGCGGCCTGGCGCTGCGCCTCTGTCGTCGCGCGCGCTGCAGCGGTGACTGCATCCTGCGCGGCTTTTACGCTTTGCAGTTGCGCCAGCAGCGGGGCGGCGGCGCCGGCAAGGCCAAGCTGGGAAGCACGGTACCGCAACACTTCATCTGCCGACTTCCCGTACAGCAGCGCCTGCTCACGCAGATTGGCTAAAAATGCCTCGCCAGTGGCCTGTGTCTGGGCGGCGTGCTGCCGAGCGGTGGCGAGAACACGTGCGGCCTCGGCGGCGGCATCCTGGCCAGCCTTCATCCGTTGGAGCTGTTGGATCAGCACCTCGGCCTCGGTGCCGGCACCGGCCAGCGCGGCGCGATAGCGCAAGACTTCTTCCGCCGACTTGCCCTGCAGAGCGATCTGCTCACGCAGGTTCGCCAGCATAGCCTCGCCAGACGCTTGGCGCTGGGCGGCCTGCTGCTGAGCAGTGGCGGCGCGCCGAGCGGCCTCGGTGGCCGCGTCCTGCGCATCCCTGAGCTGGCGCAGTTCGAGGATCAGCGGCTCGGCTGCGCCAGCTGCACCGGCTTGCGCGGCTCGGTACCGCAACACTTCATCCGCGCTTTTACCGAACAATTGGATCTGCTCGCGCAGGTTACCAACAAAATTATCGCGAACGCTTTGCACTTGCGCCACTTCGCGCAGCGCGGCAGCCTGAACGCGAGCCGCCTCAGCCGCCGCCACTTGCGATGCCGCCGTCGCCTCCAGCGCGGCCTTCGCGCGCGCCTGCGCCGCCTCTGTCTCGCGCAGCTGCGCGATGAGAGGTGCAAGCTTCATCACGTCGGCGCCCCGGCTGCGCGCCAACTCTTCGAAGTACTCAGCGCCAGATTTCTTGCCAGAGATCAGCGCCGCATTGGCGCGCTCAACGGCGCCGGCGATATTGCGGGTCGCGGCATCGACGCGCTTCGCGGCTGCGTCGGCACCGGCGCCCACGCGCCCCATGTTTTCAGCGCCCCGGCCACCGAGGTTGTCCAGGTTCCGCCCTGTCCGCCCGATTGCGCTATCGATGCGGTTCATCCCCGCTTCGGCGGCGGACGAATTTACACCGACCTCGATTGTTGCGCTACCAATTGTTTCGGACATGGGGAACCCAATAAAAATGCCACCTCATGGGTGGCGTTGTTTAAACTATTTTCCGTGCATGCAGGCCAGTGCGGCGGCCTCCATCACCTGCATATCGGCTTCGAGCTGGTCATACTGTTCGGGCGACAAATTCATGCGCCCCATCTTCTTGTACATGACGCCGTAATCGAGGCCCGTCGCGCCGCCCATCCCTATCCGCCACTGCGTACCTAAAAACCTGAACAGCTCAAAGGCGGGCAGGTTTTCTGGCCAGATATCGACCGGATCCGCCGCCACGTCTTCGGGCGTCATTCCAAACGCTGCCAACTCCTTTTCGTCTGGCGGACGCTCGTACAGCCGCGTGGCGACGGCGATTAGTTTTTTGCGCGCGCACCCGACATTTCAACCATGTAGGCCTGGTAGATGGCTAGCGCCGAACCCGGGTAGTTTTGAACCAGCTTCTCAAGGGATTGGGCATCGAACGGGTCATCGATGTCCCAGCCGGTAACCAGATCCTGGAGCAGTTCAACGTCTTCTTTCTCCTTCATTTCTTCAATGAAATCTTTCAGAGCATCCTTGCTGCGATGCTTGAAAGTGAATTCGATGTCGGCCGGCTTGCCGCCTGCGACAGGAATCGCCACTTTGGCTTTGAAGGTTGGGTTGGCGGTCAGGTTGAATTTTTGCTTTGCCATTTTTTGCTTTCAATATGAAGAAAAAGACCCGACAAGGTGCGACCGAGCGGGCATAAAAAACCCGCCGAGTGGCGGGCCGGGTAACGCGGTGGGCGCCTGGATTAGGCGGAGTAGCGGACAGGTGGCGCGCGCAGGCTGAACGTGGCAGTCACGGCCATCACTTCGTTTTTGGTCAGCGTCGGCGTTTCGTTCAGCGACACGTAGGCGTTGTAGATGATCTCGGAGCCGGTGGGCAGCGTGCAAATCAGCGCACGGATCGCACGAGCATCAGCAGCAGCCTTTACGGCCTTGTAGCCAGGCAGGGACGGATCGTCGGCGAGCGAGAGCGCAATCGACTGCGCGCTCGCTTGGGTGGGCAGCTGGAAGCTATCGCTTTCCTCCAGGAAGCTCACCTCGGCAAAGGCCATTTCGCCGCCCGAACTGGTGCTGGAAATCACCTGGGTGATCTGCTCTTTCGTTGCGATTTTGCGCACACTGATATTGGCGCGTCCGGTGGGAAACAACTTCAGATCCGTGGTGTCCGTGCTTTCCAGTTCAAAAGTGCCGGCCGCCGACGTGGTCACGCGGAAGACGCGGTTATTCAGCTTGCCCCAGCTGGAGCTGACTTCTACGTAATCGCCGTTGACGAGGCCATGCGCTGCAGCAGACAGCACAGCGGGTGCGGCATTGGTGGCAGCGGAAACGGCGATAGCGGCGCCGTAGGTGACTGCGAGCGCCAGTTTGGCGCCGTTGGGGAGGGAGACTGCCATGGTAATTCCTTTCCGGTCGCTCTGGACCGATGTTGTAAGCCCGTACGGGCGTAAAAAAAGCCAGCGGTTTAGGCTGGCCAGGTATTCAAGTGCGAACTTAAGATCAGTACCAGACGGAAAAATCTTGTCGTGCGCCGCGCAACTTCGTATCTTCTTCAAACATTGACACCCGGGCGCCGAGAACTTCGGCCTGCAAGCCGGCAGCCAACCGCAGGGCATCTTCTGCCCGCTCGCTCAATTCGGAGGCGGTGAGCCGCGTCTCTGCCCAGGCGTTGATCTGCATCCTGGCGTTGCGCTTACCGGGAACTGTGCCCTCCAGATAATTCAGCGCCTTTCCGCCAACCTGTTGGTAAGTCAGGTATGGACGCGCGGCTCCTTCTGGAGCAACGTCCGGGTAGACCCGGTCGCCCACCAGCGGCGCCAAGGCCGATTTAATTTGCGCATCAATACTCATTGCCTACCTTTGATTTCTGCCAACTTCAATGCCATTCGAGCGTGGCCGGCGGTGATGGCGTCGCTTAAACGCTCTACAGCAGGCCGCATGAACGGATGCGCCGGCGCTCGCGAAGTACCGAACTCCACCATCGCGCCGTGCGGTGCCGTGGTGTGGTTCCAACTGATTCGGTACAGCTTGAGCGTAGGGGATGAGCGCTCTGGCGAGAACACCCGGTAGATCGAATTTTTCAGAGTACCCGGCTGAATCAGGTACCGCACGCCGGTCTTCTTGGACTGCCGGCCGTAGAAATAGTGCGGCGCGCCAGACACCGGCGCCCGCGAGCGCGCTTCCTCATAAATCACGAATGCCATGCCGGCTGCGCCCTCGATCGCTACTTCATCCTTGACGGCCTCACCGAACTCGCGCACTCTCGCCCTCAAGCCCTGGATCTGGGACAGGTCAATATTGAAGCTCACGCCTATCCCCTCGTGCACATAAGTTGCAGGGTCCGGCCGTCTTGCCCCAGGACTGCGAGCACGTCGTACACGTCGCTCCCGTGCAGCACGCGCTGTGCGCTGGAAAGACCTGGCCGGTATCGGATGGTGATACGCGTGGTAACCATCGACTGCTCGGCTGTGGCGGAGATAAATTCCTTGCCGCTGATGTCCTTGATCTCGGCCCAGCATTTGCCGTCACTATGGGCATCCACGTTCGACCAGTCGTTGCTCTCCTGGCCAGCGGCATCCTTGACGATGGAACGTTGCTGGAGCGCGACCCGCTTATTCAACCTGGTGGCGAGGCTCATGCGTAAGTCCTGATGTCGTCGATCAAGCCGTTCAGGTAGTCAGATTGCACTGTATTGCGTTCCAACCGGGTGATTGGATCAAACTGTTCCACCAGCTTTGTCAGGATGTACAGCCGCGCGGTTTCCGGGATCTCGGCCGGCGTGTTCCCGTAGCCGCATTTCACAGTAATAACGACGTCGATGGCTGCGCCGGCTGCAGGCCACGCCGCGCCGCGCGCGGGTATCGCAGTACTGGAATAAGTCCCAACGTTGAGGCGATACGCATCCGACGGAAGGGTCGCGTCGTAATCAGCATCCGAGTACTCCACCGCGGTGATCTCCATGGCTGGGTGCGGTAGCTCGATCGGCTCGCCCGCCCCAGGGAACGAAGGGAGGCGGACCTCCCACGTCTGTTCCATGAAGAGCTGGCCGACGTCGTGCTCGAGCTTCCGCGTGATGCCTTGGACCCATAGGGTGATGAGCGCATCCATGTAGTCGCCGTCGACGCGAAGGTTCGCCCGCGCCAACGCAATATCGACGGCAAGCTCAGTAGGCGCGATTGTACGAACCATGGTCATGGCGACACCTCCACGCTGGCATAGCTCTCGGCATCAGGCAGGCCTGCGCCGGTTTCTACAATTTGCATTTTTTACCCAATCCAGTTAGGTGGCCGTTACGGTGCCGGTCAGCATGCGCGTACCTAGACCTGTTTCGGTGCTGGTGTAGATGGCCATGAATTTTCCGCTTGCGAACATACCGATGATGGACATATAAACCCCCTCGCCGGCGCTGAGCTGGTTGCTCGCATCAGTCCACAGCTGCTGCCAGTCGGTACCGTTGGGGCCAATCCAGATCGTCGGCGTCGCGCTGGATGCCCCCAGGCTGTTGGTGTTCGCGTCGAGGTTTGCAGACGTAAAGCATGGCTCGCCAACCTTTACTTGGGTGATGCCATTCCCGATCGTACGCACGTCGCCGGTACCCACTGGTACGGTCCAATGCATCGCGTTGAACTGGCGGTAGCCGGTACGTCCGTACACCATGATGGCGTATGGTCGCGCGTCTGGCGAGAAAATCAAGCTGCCGTCATCGGCGCAGCGGATGCCCGTGTACTGCATCGAATCGCCGGCTGCGAACGGGTATTGCGGTGGCGACGGGAGGAAACCGACACTCATATCCTCAAGGTTCACATACGCCACCTGAAGATTGCCAGTGCCGGCGATAGCTGGGCCGTTGCCAGTATTGTCGCCATAGCTGAGATAGACACGATTATCCAACGCCGAAGCGCAGCAACCGTGCCAATGCACGCCGATAGGGTTCGTGTAACCCAAATTCAGCAGGTTCATCAGGTCGGCCCAGGTCTCGCCGTGGTCAAAACTGATGT